TCAACTAACTGCGGTTGAAGTTTCTGATGGCGGATCTCAGTACCGATTTGAGTATCCACCTAAAGTTTCTATTAAACCCAATGGTGGTGGAAGTGGTGGATCTGCTACTCCTCTTATCAACGGTATTAAGAATGTAACTCTACTCAAAAGTGGTAGGGGATATAGCGATACCAATCCCCCTACAGTTAGGATTGAAGATCCCACTAAACCAGGATCTTCTGTAGCAGTTATCAAGGCAAACGTTGTAAATGGCAGCGTAACTGGTCTAGAAACGCTTTCTTCTGGTAGTGGGTATACCTTTACTCCTAGAGTCACATTTATCCAACCTGGCGGCGCTGTACTCGGTGAAGTGCAGATGGTATATGGTGAGAATGGTGGTAGTCTTAATGGCGCTCCTGCTATCATCAATGGTGGTCAGGGATACACCACTCCTCCTGAAATCTATGTTGATGAGCCTACTGGTCTCAATCCCATTAAAGCATCTCTTAGAGCAAACTTAACTAACGGTGTCATCACATCCATCACCGTCTTAAATGCTGGTCAGGGTTACAATTCTCCTCCCAGAATTGCTGTAATTAATCCAACTGGAGCACAAGTTTTAGAAACAACTGTTGATGGTAATGGTCGAGTTATTGACATTGAATTACTTAGCGGTGGTAATGGATATGAAGATATTCCTTCGGTTTACATTGTAGACGATAGAATTGATACGTCTGGTATCTACATTGGAGGTATTGGTGCAAAAGCAACTGCATCTATCTTCAACGGGCAAATTACTGATATCAACATTACTGACTTTGGTAGTGGTTATAGTGCTGTTTATCCACCCAAAATTGTTATTCAGGCACCTCCTCAAGCAGAAGCTTCTGTAGAAGTTGGTCTTAATGAAATCACTGGATTTAAAGTGATTAATAGTGGAGAAAATTATGAAAGATGCCGTTTTGAAGGTTGTGCTAGAGCAGCAAGTGCTATTACTGCATATACTCAAAGAGGCGAAGCAATCTTCTCCAACGAAACTACAGCAGCAGAGCATACCACTGGATCTGCCGTTAAGTGTCTAGATGCACTCTTTGTTAAGAGGTTACTGGACAAATATATCAAGCAGTTTTTACCTGACATCCCTGAGTTGGATTATGAATCCATTGATGTCAGAACTGCTATCAAAAATATTAAAGATTTTTATTCTACAAAGGGCACCTCTTATAGTGTTTCTTATCTGTTTAAGTTACTTTATGGTGAAAATGTAAGTATTACATACCCCAAAGATCAGATCATCAAACCATCTGCAGCTACTTGGGAAATTAATACTGTACTCAGAGCAACTCTAGTATCTGGTGATCCTGCAAACATCAAAGATGCTTTGATTGAGCAAGTTGAAGATATTGCTGACCCCAATATCAAGAATGCTAGTGCTCTAGTTGAAAACTTCATTTCTATTGCTACTTCCACAGATATCATTTATGAATTGGTGTTATCTGAAGAGACAATCATTGGCACATTCTTGGTGCCCTACAAAACAAAACTTGCAGAGCCTCTTGGTGAAGGAAATAATATTATCACCGTTGACTCTACAATTGGATGGCCAGAGCGAAATGGTGAGTTTGTAATTGGTGGGACTGAAGTTGTACAGTATAAGGAAAAGTCTCTAAACCAGTTTATTGAATGCACCAGAGGTGTTGATAGTGTTGCTAGAGTCTGGGATTCCGCTACAGTTGTTACTTCAAACTTCCAAGTATATCTGAATCGTGGCACTGCTCAAGAAGTAGTGATGAATGTTGTTGGTATTGTTGATGCTCAACAGACTACTCTAACTGATACTGGATCTTACTATCTACCTGGAGATAAACTGACCGTATCTAAACTGGGCGGTAGTTCTGATGCTCCCCAACTTACTACTTGGTTATACAACGTTAAAAAACTTTTAGAAGTAGAATCCGTAACGTTTGGTGGCATCAATAATCAATCCGCTACTGTCACCACAAGCACTCCTCATGGTTTGTTGGTAGGTGATCAAGTAACAGTTTATGGTGCTAATCCAATCATCTATAACGGCACCTTCCTAGTAACATCTAGAGATTCTTCTACTGTATTCCAATATACTCTTGCACAACCCGCAGCAGTTGTGCCCCAAGGTAATATTCTAATCTCAGTTGACCTCAATAAAGGTAAGTCTCAGAGCGATGCGATTAACAAGGCAATTAGTCCTTACACTACTAACGTACAAAACTCCTTCTTCAATACCGAGTATGTTTACGTTGCCTCTACTGGCATTCCAAACTATGAGATTGGTCCTTTCCTAGGATCTGCATTCTTACCTGGCAACCAGAGAAAGTTAAATCGTTTCCCATTCAGCATTACAACGATTTCGACGAAAGATGAAACAAAACCTGGATCGATTGGTACTTGGGTAAATGGTGTTTCTATTCTTTCATATAAGTCAACTCAAAAGAAAACTTTCGGTGCAGTAACGTCTATCAGCATCGACAATGCAGGCATCAACTATGATGCTGCAAATCCTCCTACCATGACAATCTCTGGTGGTGGTGGATCTGGTGCTGCTGCAACTGTAGTTGTTGACGGATCTTTGACTGATATTGAAGTTACCAATGGTGGTAGTGGATATACCTCTTCGCCTCTGGTTTCAATCGTTGGCGGGGGTGGATCTGGTGCCTCAGCAACCGCGATTATCACCAAAGGGGTAGTTTCTAGAATTCTTATCAACAATGGTGGTAGTGGTTATACTTCCCAACCCCTAGTCACAATTGTTGGCGGTGGTGGTCAAGGTGCAACTGGTATTGCATCTGTAAGAGGTGGTATTAAAGAAGTTAACATTAGTGCTGGTGGTGCATCATACACATCTGTACCCACAGTATCTTTAAGTTCTGGTCAAGGTGCTGTTGCTCAAGCAATTGTAAATAATGGCAGAATCATTTCTATCGCAATTATTGCTGCTGGTAGTGGGTATACTACTGCACCTGAAGTAACTATTCAGGGTGATGGTTTTGGTGCAATTGCTAAAGCAACGATCGATACTGATGGTGAAAATGCTGGTAGAGTAACTGGCATTGAAATCCTTAATAGGGGTATTGGATATACTCAAGGTTTAACTACTATTGGTCTCAACTCAATTGGACAGGACGCTAAATTTACCGCTAATGTTTTTGAGTGGACATATAACCTACAAGAGACGGCTAACTTTGATAATGCTCAAGGTACTCTGTTTGAGGGTCTCAACATTCAATATGGCGGTGAATATTCCCACATTTCAAATCCCCAGAGACTGAGATATCTGCTGGGCGATAATCTGTTTGTAAACGGTATTGGTCTAATCAAAGAGCAAGAGACCTCTCTTGAGCACTCTCCTATCATTGGATGGGCATATGATGGTAACCCCATTTATGGTCCTTATGGATATTTGGATCCTACCGATCAGAGCTCTGAGATTTCGAGAGTTAGATCTTCATATGCTTTGAAATCTAATCTGATTTATGATGAAGAAACCAACATTGTACCTGCTAGAGTTGATGGTCCTGCTTTAACTACAGATCCTGCTGGCACATATATTGATGACTATCAGTATAATTTTGGCAGTGGTGATCTAGATCAATATAACGGTAGATTCTGTAAGACACCCGAATTCCCAGAAGGTAGATATTGCTATTTTGTTACCATTGACGCTACAGAAGATGGTAATCCAGTATTCCCTTACGTTTTAGGTCCTTCTTACAACTCTGTTGTTGATATTTGGAATCTAAGTGATGCCGCTATTCAACAAAATATTCCCACTGGTGTTGTTCGTTATAGAGATCCATATGAGAATGTTGATATCGATGTTGAAAGAACTCCTAATGCATCTACCAATGCACTAACTACTGAAGATGGTGATATTCTGCTATTTGACGCAGAAGATGAGAATAGAGATGGTGTAGTTGATCAAGCAGAGATTGATGATCCTGAAGAAATGTATGAGGAGTCTCCTCTTCAACTGTTTGATTATTTCCCCTCAGTCAAGTTTGACTCCAAAGTCGATATTGAAGTTGAAACAATCACTAGATTTGAAGATGCTTCTGTAACTGGATTTACAATTGAAAACTCTGGTGAAAACTATCAGGTTAATGATAGACTGGTTTTTGATAATACCGATACTGGTGGATCTGGTGCTTCTGCTCGTATTTCTAAGATTAAGGGCGAAACCATTTCTGCATATACATTTGAAACTGTAGATAATATCAACTATGGTATTCTTACTACCGAAGATCCTCACAATCTAGTTGTTGGAGATAGAGTCTTCGTCAATTACACTCCTGTAACCGAAAATACCAATAAAGAGTATACTGTTAGACAGTACAAAGGTATTGAAGAAATTGTTGTCAATGTAAATGGCGCAGGATATAACACAGATATTCCTCCCACTGTTATAATCGACGGTGATGGTGAAGGTGGTCAAATTGAAGCGATTGTCAACCAAGTTGGTGCAATTACAGAATTTAACATCTTGAATTTTGGATCTGGATACACTAGGAATCCTCGTGTTATTCTTTCCCACCCACAGGTCTTCAAAAAAGCAGATTACTACGTTTCTACCATCGGTCATGGTCTCAATGATGAGAGACAAACAGTAGTTAACGACGTATTTGTTGACGAAACCAAGGAAGTTTATCTTTGTGGTTATACAATCAACTCTGCAGGTGATCGTATTGGCGTTGTTTCTAAACTAAACGCAACTGGCACTAAAGTTTGGGAAGTTACTGTTGTACCTAACCAACCCGATAATTTAGAAGCAAAATATCTCAGTTTCAATAAACTTCTTATTGATGGAAATGATATCTGGGTAGTCGGTGATGTTAGACCTAATAGACTTATTTTGGATGCTTATAATCCAGATATTTCTCTGGTCAAACTCACCCAGGATTCCAATGGATTGACAGCAAATCTGTCATTCCAAAAAGCATATGCTGGCATTTCTGGATCGACTAGATCTGATAGTGTAACTTCTTTGGAAAAAATCTCCAACACCAGATTTATCATTGGTGGTTACACAAATACAAACTCCACTTATCCATATGACGCTTTCTTAGCAGTACTTGACACTACTGGTGGATTTACTGTCAAGAGAAAACTTGCATCTACCACTAAATCTGAAAAAGTTACTGATATCGTTGTTGGTGAAGATGGTTATATCTACTTTACGTTAGAGACTGCTGCTAACGCCACTACAACAGACTTGAATTTGGCATTTGGTAAGGCAACTGTTACCACACAGTCAATTGACGTTGCTTGGATCAAAGAGACTAGCAATTCCTTATATTCTTTCACTAATACCAGCCTTGCTGTCGATGAATTTAATGAATACTATATCACTGCTGGATTGAGACTAAAAGCAACCCCAACAACAAAGGACAGTTTCTGGGTTGGTAAGTTTGATACTGATGGTGGAAAACTCTGGGCTTACCGATATGTTGCTCCTGTTGACGGTCCTGTCGATGTGGTAGATACTACAGAGATTGATATCTTTGGTGATCTCAATCTTGCCTACACTCAAACTGATTCAACCACTTCCAAGACAACAGTTTGCACTGTTAAGGTCAAATATGATGGTAGTATTCAGAAGCACACCAGAAATGAGTTTGCTCCTAAAGTAGCATCTGAAACTAAGAATAGAATCGAAGGTTTTGCTGCAAAATCTCTTGCCGTTGACGAATCTGGTGACGTACATGTATTTGGTCAGAGCAAGTGGAATAGAAATGAGTTTATCCTGAAATTTGATGGCGATGAATCGGATCTAACCAATCATTATAATCCTGTTGGATTTGGAACTGGTGGATCTTTCTTAGTTGATGAAAATGTTGCGAAGATCTATGGATACCAACCTCTAGTTAGCACAACCGTTTGGGAAAATTCGTACCTGAAAGTGCCTAGCACCGAATTAACCACGGTTTTGAATGATGATTGGACATTAGAATTCTTTATCTACAAGGACTCCACAGAGTCGCAAACTCTATCTCAGGGGTATCAGACCTTAGTTGGTATTGGCGGCGCTAGAGACGCTACTGGAGGTCTCTGGTTGGGTTATGACCAGAGCTCTGGTCAATTAAAACTTGTCATTTCGGATAATACCACTCCTATCATTAGTGCTGGCAGCGGTCTATCATCTACACAAACAACATTGTTTGCTAATGACACATGGGCAAAATATTCTCTGCAGAGAAACGGTAATACATTTGTTCTCTGGGTAAATGGCGTCCAAATTCTGACTGGCACAGGAAGCAATCTGTCATTTGGTAATAAGGATCTATATTTTGGTAACCAGATTGGTTGGGGTGCAACTGCTACAGACTTTGCATCCGATCGTCAGGGTCAATATCGTTTAGATCATGTTAGACTCAGAAATAGAGCAATTACTCCTACCAAACCCAGCGATATCATAACAATTCCTTCCGCTGGAGCATTCCCCTTTGCTTATGACTGGACTGATGATGCTTGGTTTACTAATTACTTAAATGCATATGATTATGCAAACTATCAAGGTCTTGGCATCAAGATTGACAAGAATACTGATAGTGTAAGACTTGGCACCTTCGATTCTTATACAAACACTGAAGTTAAACTAATAAGATCTGCAATCACACCTGTAGTTGGATCTGATGTAACAATTACCACTGTCGGTTATCCTCTGTCCGATCTTGGATTCCAGTCTCTCAACTATGATGATGCTAATACTTTGTATACGGTCAACGGAAGTGGAGTACAGGGTGGATCTACACAATTAACATATGATCAGGATGTTTGGTCTGGACGTACCGCAACTATTCCTGCACCTGGATCTCAGAAAGTTAAGGCAACCGCAATTGTAAAAGATAGATATTTCTTCAAGGTTACAAATACCTCAAAGATTGACAACATTATTGGTCTACAGATCAATCAACCTTTTAAATTTACTGTTGGCGCAAAACTACTTCTAAACACTGAAGCTGGTGCCTTTATCAACAGTGGTTACATCACTTCGCTGGATTATGAAAACAACATTGTCTATGTTGCCATTAATAACAACACCTGGACAGATGATTTGAATACTGGTGTGCTTTCTACTGAAAGATTTGATGAGCAAAGCACCTACGGAATTCGTGGTCCAATTCCCGATGATGTTAATGAAATGCCAGCATATGAGTTTGTTGAAGTTTCGTTTACTCCCACTATCGGTGAGTTTTCTATCAATCTCGCAAACTTTGATGTCCCTGAATATCTTGGAATTGGCGGTAGCAATAATTTGGATCAATATGCAAGATTCAAACCATTCCAAGTTGATCAATATCAAGTAAAAATTGAGGAAGTTTCTGGCGTAACCAACTATGTTGTTGGATCTGTTGTCAACCTTTCTTCCAACCAAGTTTCTTATAATCCTGGATACACTCAAATTGATATTACAGGTCTTACTGGTGTAACTAAGATTACTTTAATCACTAACTTGAATAAAGTCCTTCAAGTAACTGGTGTAGTACGTAGTGATTTAGTTTATGTTATCACTTCATCCAGTCACTACTTGACACCTAAAGAAAATATCTTTATTGATGGTAATCCACAGGCATCCGATGAATATAATGGCGCATTCTCAGTCAAAGATGTAATCGGTGTTAAGGAGTTTACTTATCAACTTCCTGCCAATGCGACTACAGATCCATCTGCAAATGCTGGTAGTGTAGATGTCTTTGTTAAGTCTCCTACTCTTAAGATGTACTATGGTCACCAGTATGTCTTTGATCTGAGCCACTCTTCAATGAATGGTGCAAACCTATCGTTTGCAAAAGATAGTCTCTATAAACTGGAATATTCCTTCAACTTGATTAATAGAGAAGGCACTCCTGGTGTAACTGGTGGCGGACAAGGAGCACCAACAGTATCCTTTACTGTTGCTCGTGATCAAGTTACTAATATTTCTTACTACTTCGATCCTTCTAGACCTGGCGATGATTCTCCTGTAATTCCTGGTAGTTATCTGGACGTTGTTACATCTCCTTATCAGGGCGAATTTGACATTAGCAGCACTTCTGGTGGTACTATTACCACTGGCGATGATACTATGAGATTCCCTCTTCTCAATGAGCCAGAAGGTCCTGCAACAGTATCTTCGGCATCTTATTCAACCAGCTCCGAGAAAGCAGTTGGATCTATTGCTGATATTCGTATTGTCAACAAAGGTGGATTCTACACGAGACTTCCTATTATCTCTGATATTCTTTCTAACAGAAAGATTGAAAGAGTACAAATTAATGAGCCTGGCACCGAATATGCTGTTGGTAGATATGACAGTGTGCCTATTGCTGGTGATGGTGAGGGTGGTTTTGTATCACTAGTTGTGGATGATACTACCGATGATTTTGGCAATACAATCCCTGGACAAATTATCAGTGCAACGGTTACTTCTGCTGGTAAGGGATATACCACTGCATTCATCGATGTTGAGTCTATCCCCAACATTCTTGGTCCTGGACTAACTGGATCTGGTGCAGATCTTGAGGTTGTCATTCCTCCCTTCGGTACTGGTGCTGCAATCTTCACTAAGGGTGAAAACGTTGGTAAGATTAAGAAACTGAAGAATAATAACTTCGGTTATGATTATCCTCATGACTATACTCTCCGCCCAGAGATTACATTCCCAATTAATGCTCAGTTAACTTCTACTAGCATTCTCTCCAGTATTACTGTAACCGATCCTGGATCTGGTTATTCTCAAGCACCTGCTGTTGTTATCACAGGTGGTGGTGGATCTGGCGCTATTGCTGAAGCATCGATTAAGAATGGTCGTTTGGATAGCATTGTTGTTAAAGATCCTGGGTCTGGATACTCATCTACTCCTGATGTAAGTCTTAGATCTTCTTTCAATTATGTTATTAACCTTGACTTGGGTCTACTTCAATTTGCTTTCCCACATGGTATTCAAAACGGCGCAGAAGTCTCTCTGAATGTCGTTGATACTGGTGACGGAGCAGAATTCCCTCTAGCAGCGGGTGCATTAGGTAGACTGAATGGATCTACCACATATTATGCTATTGCAGGTACTGCTCAATCTCTAGATGATGATCAATTGAAACTTGCAATCACCGAGACAAACGCAGAGTTGGGTGATGCAATTTCTTTTGCTAACGTTGGCACGGGTAGACAGCAAGTCTTGACCGAATCCTTTGGTGCAACTGCAGTTGCAAACGTTACTACTTCAATCTTCCTAGAAGGTGAATTGGTTTATCAGGGCGATAGCATTGAAACTGCTACTGCAACTGGTTATGTTTCTACTAACGAAGGTTGGCAGATTGGTCCCAGAGTCCTGAAGATCATTGACTATGATGGAAACTTTGTTGCTGGTGAGAGACTGACAGGCGTTATCTCCAAGTCTTCTGGTATCATTAGCGATATTAAGATCGCTACTGGTGTCCTTGAAATTGGATCTATCACTCAAACCACTGGTCAGTTTATCGATGACGTTGGCAAACCCTCGGAGATTATCCAGAGAGTACAAGACTCTTTCTACTACCAGGACTTCTCTTATGCTGTTAAGTCTTCCGTTTCTATCAGTGATTGGAAGAATATTCTAATCAAGAATGTCCACCCAGCATCTTTCAAAGTATTTGGTGAGTTAAATCTGGATGAATATGCCTTTATTCCCAATAAGGAAACTGCATTCCAGTTAACTAAGTCGGTTGAATTGGCACAACAGGCAACAGTACCCAACATTCAAAACTTCACTCTTGTCGAACCTGTTTATCAGGAATTTAATAATACTGAAGTACTATTCAGACAGAAGAGATTGACCTCTTCTGAGAATATTTTGACCTCTGTTGTCCAAAGAATTGATGATGTTTCCAATCTCTTTGATGGTATTAGGACTGCTTTCCCCCTAACAGTTAGCGGGGAAACTGTTGTTGCTAATGCCAACCAAATGATGATCATCTTGAATGGTGTTACTCAAACTCCTGGCACATCATTTACAATTCAGGGCGATTCTATTGTCTTCACCGAGCCTCCCCAACCAGATGCTAGTGTAAGATACGTTGTCGTTGAAATTGAGCAGATTGATACTCAGGAAATGACATTTACTAACGTATCTGGCATTTTCCCCCTCCCAGGCATGACAGTTGTTGGTGGATCTTCTACGGCAAGATTTACGGTAACTTCTGTTGTTGGTAATTCCATCTTTGGTTTCAAAACAACAAGCACAAACTTCATTACTGGTGAATTGGTAACTGTTGGTGCAACTGGTTTTGCTGCTAACGTTGCAGCACTTACTAATGTTGCTAACAATGGATTGTTTATTTTTGGTGAGACTGTAACTAACTTTGATGGAGATACTGCTAAGGTTGAGGAAATCAACCTAGAGAAGGGACAAGAAATTCCCCGTGCTCTTTTGAGATATACAATCGGTCTTTCCACAACTCAATTTGAAGTTATTCAGATTGATGGTACTGAAGCACCTCTTCCCGATGGGACATTTACCGTTGGTCAGAAATATCAGTTTGGATCGGAGCTCTTTGAAGTTACTGGCGTTACAAATGGCGCTCAATCTACAACTCTTACTGTCCTGAGAGGTAGAGATGGCACAACTGCAACTCAACAGTTAGAAGATGCTCCAATTTACGGCACCGAAATCACCATCACCGATAGATTGATTCTCAGTAAGACAACTGGTACTTATCAGTCTACTCCTGGTCTATATGATATTCAACTTAATGATATTATCGTTGCTGCTGGATCTGGTGTTGTTGCGAGAATCGTTTCTACTCAGGTATACACCGATCCCGTAACAAATGAGCCTATTCCTTCTGTTACCATTTCTGACGGATCTTCTTTCTTCGGTCTACTGTTTAACAGACTGATTTCTACAACATATCCTAACGCAATCATCGATGACATTGGATCTTCTCAGATTTCCATTGTTGATTTTGATGATAACGAGAGTCCATTTGACCTTAGATTCCCCACTAATGAGTTGATCAACAACTATATCATTAAGACTACTAATGAAAGTGGCGATTTTACAGAAAACGAGTTTATCAGAAACTTCACTATTGATTATGGCAATGCCGTTGGTCAACCTGTTGCTGGTGATGAGGGAATTGTTAGAAAACTTTCTTATAAGATTCAATCTACCAATGGTACTGGTTTCTTCAACCCTGGTCAGGTTATCAGATCTAGAAATAGTAAGGCAGAAGTAATTGGTTATAGCCAAGCAAGAAGAGTAATCTTCCTTGGCAAGATGGGTCGTTGTAAGAGCACTGGTGAAGATTATTACACTGCCACATTCAATAACTCTGCTCAGTTAGATACTGCTCAGAAGAAGTTTGGTTCTTCTTCCTTACTACTGGATGATACCACTAGTGATTATCTCTCCATTCCAACTTCTACCGAATTTGGTTTCGGCACGGGTGCATTTACTATTGAGTGCTGGATTCGTCCAGATGATGTTTCTGCTGGTGATAGACATATCTTTGATATGAGAGATAGTGGTGCTGATGCAAATGCTGGTAGACTTTATATTGCCACAAACCAAGTACGCTTTAATATCGGTGGCAGTGATGTTGTTACATCTGGCGCAACAACTCTTGCTGCAAACACTTGGTATCACATTGCTATCACTAGAAGTGGCACTGATATGAAATTATTTGTTAATGGTTCTGAAGCTGGCAGCACCACTAACAGCACTAATTTAGGTTCTACAAAACGTCTCTTTATTGGAGCAAACTTTGCTGGGACTAATCCTTTCTCTGGTCATATTGATGAGTTTAGAGTTTCTAACACTGGTCGTTATACCGCAGCATTTACACCACGCAACGGAATCTTCCAAGGTGATAATAATACAAAACTACTACTGCACTTTGAAGGTGCTGATGGACAAACATATACCGATGATTGGTCTGGTCAGGCATCCTGGGCAGATGGAGATCAGTTTGCTAATGATTCAATTCTGGAAACTTCTAGACTCACTGGTGCTCCTTCTGGTTTTGTTGGCAATACTCACAGATATTTGGATGCTGCAAATCTACTGAAAGCAAATGCAAAATTCCTTGCAGAAGAAGTTGTTGCTCAACTTCTAGTACAATATCCTGGTTTGACCATTCCTGGTGGTAACATCAATTGTGTAGATGATCTTGAGGATGTTGTTGAGCAGATGGTTGAGGATCTTAGAAATGGATCTAACAACCATATGTGGGACGCAGCTGCAATTTATGTTGATCGCACTGCTAATCCTGTAACCCTCAATCACATTGAGACTGAAATTGATGAAACAATCTGGGCATATACCAGACTTAAGGATCTTGCTAAGGAAGTAATTAATAATCTCTTGGTTACTGTCACTGGATCCCACGGTTATACTCAGGTTACTGATGCAGGTCTTACTGACTCAACTTCTTCTGTCCTGTCTACATTTACTCCTACAACGGGCACAACTTACGATCCTGCAACTGGAGTTTTGGTATTGGAGATTGGTAGTCATTCACTTACTACCAGCAATAGAATCACTCTTGCAGAGGAAGGTCTCGTCTTTACTTGCACTGATGATGGAAACCTCTTAGAGCTGGCACATCCTCGCTCGACAGATCCTGCTTTTGAGAAAGTACTTCCCATCACCGCAGTAACTGCTACCACAATTACAGTTAATGTTGGTAATGCTGGTAGTGCTTCTGGCAGCGCCCACACATTTGTCAGTGCTACTTCTGGTGCTGTAATCGTATTGGATTACACTAGTGCAGACTGTGCTGATGTCAAGAATACCATCGATTCTTTGATGGATATCTTGATTGACACCTTGACCGAAGCAGATACTCCTACTGGTGCTACAGGTAATACTGGCGACTGGTTGGGTACTATCACTAAGGTATCTCCTGTATACGAATACATCGGTGCAGTTGCAGATGGATTTATCGATGTGCCCTTTGATATTTCTTATCATAATGCTACAAACGATATTGTATATACTGATCAGATTGATCTTTCATCTAGAAATAGATTCTATGATGCTGCTAATCTAATTCGTCTCAATAAAGCACCAATTGTAGATAAGACTGCATATGATTTGATTCAACGTTATCCAGATCTGGCATTGGATATGCCCAGAAATGGAGATGGTAGTGGGTCTGGTACTGCTAGATGTAAGACTGACTTGGGTCTAATCCTCGATAACATCGCTAAGGACATCGAGTCTGGCGGAAATGAAAACACAATTCGTGCAATTGAAAGCTACTTAGGTATCAATGACGAAATCCAGCACATCAGACTGCAATTGCTCCAGTCGTTGTATGCACATACAAGACTTGGTTACTACATGAAGCAGGCGATTACTGGTGATCTGACCGAAGATAACACGGATAATGTTATCGTTGGTGACTGGGGTATCACTAATGATCCTGGTGGTTGTGCAAACGTCCAGACAGCAATTGATACTCTTATCGATCTTGCTAATGACATGCTTGCTCCTACTGGCGATCGTTATAGAGATGCTGCCGATCTTCTCTACTTCAATAGAGACTTTATTGCTGATGAAACTGTTGGACACATCGATGCTGCTCTGTCTTATGTCCTAGGTAATACACTATATCAATCTTTCCAATATCCCGATGGAGTCGCTGGTAGAGATAGATGTAAGGTTGATATTACTTTAGTAATTGAAAGTCTAATCACGGATCTCTTAACTGGTGGCAACAGCAATACCATTAAAGCAATTGAGTTTTATGTAACTTCTAGACTAGGCATCAATTTCGTTGAAGATCAAATACTTGCAACGCTTGAAGCATACGAGCGTGTTAAATTCCTTGGTACTAAGGCAATCAACAATCTCCTATACGCAAGAAGCAGCGCAGTCACTGGTGATCAATTCGCAGCACAATATACTTCGCTTGCTCCATATCGTGATGAAACAATTACCGATTCTAATGGTGGAGTATACTCTGATTCAGATTGCGCTGATGTCAAGCAAGCCTGGAATACCTTAATGGATACCCTTATCGATACTCTTTCGCCTTCGGGTGATGTCGGTAAGGCAGTTGGTCAACTGGTGCTGTTTAACAAAAACTTCTATAAGGAAGAGCTCACTCAAGAAGTTGATAGGCAGTGGGGTCCTGGTACTTGGGTTTATAACGACTTTGTTGATGGAATTGTAGATGATGTTATTCACGACGTTACAATCACTGATGTTAGTGATGATAATATTCGCTACCAAGAAACTTACACTATTGATGTAAGAATCTTTGGCACTCGAATTAGCGAAGGTGCGATTCTTGAGCAAAGAACCGCCCCCATCGGTGGCACCGTTCTTCGCACAGCAGTTGTTTTAGAAGTATTCCAAGATACATGGTATGGTATTTCCAATAACCCAGGTATTGACTCGCTATTCTTGAGTAGCATAGTGATTGCTGAGGTTGAAGATCCATTTAACACTGGTCCTGCACCTGATGACGGACCTTGGCAAAATAGTGGTTATCATTGGTATGTTGGATATCCCAATGATCCCGTTTATACCCAGGCGCAGATTGCTACATATGGTCCCAACCGTTTTTGGGGTGATCGTAAAGTACCTTATATCGATAAACCTGCAAATATTCAAACTGTAGCAAAAGCACAAACCATTTCTTCCCTAATTTCTGGGTTTAATGTTGGTACTAACCTGTGGACTTATGGTGAATACTTCAGTTTCAACTGGAATAGAGTTGGAGTACAAGTATATGAAAATTCTGATCTCAGTCCTGACGGCACTTACGGAGCAGATAGAGTCTTCTCTACTGGTGGGTATTATGGTTATCACTTCTTGTATAGAGATTACAACCTAACCTCATATGAAACTTTCGATAACCAAAATCTAAGATTCGATAACGTAAGTAATACTGGATTTGATGATGGTAGCACAGAAACTACGCAAACTTATACAGTTTCCTACTTTGTAAAAGGTCAACTTCCATATCCTACAAGTTACTGGCCTAGTGATGGTGCCAAGTATATTCGTTTCCAATTACAGTTAATTTCTGCTGGAGCATCTTCCCAATATGTTTGGTTTGATGCGGATTTGGAAAATGGTACGGTTGGTAATGCATTCAATCTTCTGGGTGGTGTTACTATCGATGACCATGGCATCATTGGTCATGGTAATGGTTGGTATAGAGTTTATATGACCATCACCTTTGGTTTTGGTTTCGATATTCTCAGATCTGAAACAATCATTAGAAGTCTGCAGGGTGCTTTAGTCCATGCAGATAATAACTCGCAACGTTACATTCTTTATTGGGGTGCTAAACTCAATCAAGGCGGTATTGATGCATATAGATCTACTGGATACTACACTTACTATCCAAGCACAGAATATAATGTCAAGAAGTATGCTCTTGAGAAACTGAGAGTTTATATGACTCAAGCAATGCGTCTTGAAATGGGTTATAGCGGGCGTTATTCTGGATTCTTAACTTATGCAGAGCAGAATTCTAGAGCATCTCAATTCTATTATGCAAATGTTGGATCAACACAGGATGGCAAGTATCAGCGTATCGTGCGCTATCTGGTAGATATCATCTCGAATCAACTTGAAGATACAACTGCTGTTAATAGCATCATCTCTGAGAGTGGTATTTCTATTCCCAGTAGCACTTATGGTCCTATTGAATATTATCCTGGAATCTGGAGAGATTATCCAACTCCTCTTGGTGGTGGTATCGATCAGGCAGATTCTTTCTATGGAAGACTTTCTGATGCTTATGCTGAAGTTTCGCGTATCGCTGGTAACGAGGCAAAACTGGTTAAGCAATTCAAGAGATTCCGTCTTACAGGTGATATCATTGATGGTCCCTTTATTATGAATGAAACCTGCCAGAAGCAGGGAGATCCTGGCATCACTGGTGTTATCTATGGATTTACTTCTGATGAAAACTTTGATTATGTTGATGTTGAGGTAACTGCTGGTACATTCCAAATTGGTGACTTCCTGGTTGGTGCGACAAATAGCACCACGGCACAAATCGCAGCAATTGAGAATAGAGTACAAGTTGCAAAACTTATTGGTGACTTTGATGCAAACGTTGAATTTAAGGGTTATACCTCCGATACAACTGCAACTGTGGTTGAATTCATCAAGGCAGAAGCAGCGGTACTTCAAAATACTGGCGGTAAGTTGACTGTAGACACAGAAACTCTAACTGGTAATTTTGAGGTTAATTCGGTTGTTTATGCAGAAAACTCTGAGCAGTATTTGGATGTTAGCAAATTTAGTGGTCTCGATGTTTCCGTTGGTCAAAGAATCGTTTCTGATGGTTATATCAGATTCGGTGTTAACGTCCTTCAGAATCTAAACAACTTTAGAGTTGGTAACAGAATCTACAAGATTGTTAATGGTATTCAAGATCTTAATACATACGCGATTATCACTGAAGTAGATTTGGATAATAATTACATCTACGCAACTGCGGTCTTTGGTAATATTATCAATGGCGATATTATTGGAGACTACGGCGTTGGTGAGGCATTCCCACTCGGTTATGCATCTGTCACTTCCAAAGTAACTGTTGCTGGTCAAGGTGCTGCTCTTGTCCAAGATATCAAAGACGTTGCTCTCAATAAGAGACTTTATCTGACTGATATCATTGGCAACTTTGATACCAAGGATGCTATTAGAGCAGCATTCCCAGAATCGGGTGCTATCAGCAATGATTATAGAGCAGTCATTACAGATAAGGTTGAATTGAGTGCAAGAGTTAGAAGATTCTTCAAAGGATTTGATGGTAATACCACCACCTTCAAACTCACCACAAATAATGGAGATCCATACTTCCCCGATCCTGCAGGTCACATGCTGATCTTCGTCAATGGTATTCTGCAACCTCCTGGCGCAAATGCTGCTTACACAGCATTCTCGGATACAATTCAATTTAGCGAAGCACCTGAGTTAGGATCTGCATTTACTGGATTCTACGTTGGTAAATTGAGACAGTTGGATGATATTTCTTTCGACTTCGACTCCTTGAGACAATCCTTTAACCTCAGAAGAGATGGTACATTCTACTCGCTGACTCTGACTGAAGGTGTCCAATCCACTGTCATTCGTCCAGAAAATAACATCATTGTTTCACTTAATGGCGTTATCCAAGAACCTGGCGTTGGTTTTGAGATTGTTGGTTCTAGAATCATCTTCTCTGAAATTCCTCGCGTGGGATCGACCTTCGTCGCATTCTCTTACGTTGGATCTGAGGCAGACGTTGATGCTGCTGATGTTGTCCCACCAATTGAGCCTGGCGACCTAATCACCATTGAAGGCGAAGTTGAGGATCGTGAGGTTGCAGTTATTGAGTCTTCCAACTCTCTAATCACCTTCGATTACCTCGGATCTGTCTTCGGTAAAGATGCTGCTGCTTCGGCAATTCTGACATCGGGCACTCTGGAGAAGGTTTCGATAACGGCACCTGGATCTGGTTATACGAGCAGACCCAACGTTAGAATTGACTCTATCAGTGGTTTTGATGCACAAGTGAAAGCACTCGTGGGTGTCGCTGGTGTCACAATGTCAACATCTGGATCTGGTTACCAAAATCCCGATGTTGATGTTGAAAGCACTGTGCCTGATGATTGGACTGCTCCCGATTTGGCTGCTTATGGTGAAGAGGTGATTGATCCTGAGATTGTCGCAATTCAAGTTGCTTCTGCTACGGACACTTTGACCACCGACACCCCAGTAATCAATGGCGGCGTCCTTATAAATAACTAAAAATTAGTAGACTGATGGCAAAACAGACTATTGGATTAGGCGTTTCCGCCAACGATAACACAGGGGATTCTCTGCGTGTCGGGGGCGGAAAGGTAAATGATAACTTTAACGAGTTATACTCGGCATTGGGAAATGGTAGTACTTTGCAAATGAGTGTTACTGGCGCTGGTGTCGGTCAAGTTTTGAGATACAATGGATCTAGTTTTGCCCCTGCAAATTTCAGTCAATTGACATCTTCTCTAGATGTTAATGGCAATTCTATTATTTCTACATCCAACGGAAATATTAATATTGCTCCTAGCGGCACAGGAGATCTTACACTTTCTGTAGGTAGTGTTATTAGCACCTTTGATGGTGCTACTGGTACAGTAACCATTCCTACCAGACTAACATATACCAACGAATATACATCTTTAGGAACCGCACCTGCTGCTGCAACTTATCCTGGATATTTTTTCACTGTTAATGGTAACGATAATCCATATGTTAACATTAACATCACTGCTGGTGGTATTGGTGATACACAAGCAAGAGTAGTTACCGAATACTCTACAGCAGATCTTCTCAAAGATATTAACTACTCTACTGCTCCTACAAACGGACAAGTACTCAAATGGAATAGCACAAATCAAGCCTGGCAGCCAGGAGATGATGCTGCTGGTCTTGGTGCAGTTAACGTTTTTGCTACCATTACTGCCGATACTGGTACTACAACAGCAGATAGTCAAACTGACACTTTAGTTATTGCTGGTGGAGACAATATTTCAACCACTATTGCTGGTGATACAGTAACGATTGATTTTGATGGTAATATCACTACAACCTTTGCTGCATTAACAGACACGGATGTAACTGGTCTTACGCAGGGCGATATGACCTATTGGAATGGTACTGATTGGGTGCCTACAAGATCCCCTGTAATTTGGTGGGAATTGAATGCAAACGGTGAAGCCGATTATACCTTTGCTGGTCCTGGATTTGCAGGCACTGCAGCTGATCCTACTCTATATGTTTATAGAGGTTTTACATATGTGTTTGATAATTCTGTCCAAGGTGGCGGTCACCCCTTCAGAATTCAAACTACTCCTGGATTGACTGGTACTCCCTACACCGCTGGACAATCTGGCAGTGGATCTGGTGTATTGTATTGGACCGTCCCCCTTGACGCTCCCAACACACTATATTATCAATGCACTTTACATGCATTAATGCAAGGCACAATCAACGTCGTAAGTTAATAAATGGCAAGAACCGTACCTGGATCTGGGGCTGTAATCAAACCAATATTTAACGAAGTATTCGGTGTAAGAGCAGTCGAAGTTTTGGATGGTGGGTCTGGATATGACTCATCCGATCCTCCTAGATTAACTGTGACTGGGTGCGGCACACCTGTTACTGAAGCATTACTATATCCAATTATTGATGACGACTCTGGTAGAATCGTCCACGTTAGAGTGCTTGCTTCTGGAGAAGGATATGATCCTTTGAGATTGTCTCTTCTCCCATTGCAAGATACTCCAACTATTGTAAATTCTTTTGATATTAGAAGGATCTGGCAAAGTAGTGCAAACTCCATTACATCCAGTGCATATCAAAAATTAGGTCAGCAAATTACAGATAGACTTGTAATTACAAGTGACAATCATCCAAAACCAGCAGATATTGCAGGACAAAGAGTTCCTGGTGGCGGATCTTTAATTGACAGGCAATTCAATCAGACATTTATCTATCGTGGTGGTAAAGATGTACCATTCTTTGGTGAAAGATCTGATCAATTCAACAAAGCAACTGGCATTCTTGCTAATGGTGTATTATTGCACACGCCAGAATGGGGTGCAGCAGGCAACCCTCCTGCAGGATTTGCTATTGACGTTGTAAAATATCCTTTTGTCAAGGGTCTGGATCAATATGGGGGTGCAGTAGATAATGACGTTTACTATTATCATTCCAGTAAGTTAATCGATCACTTCTCTCTTCCAAATGGTGTATTTGAGAATGGAAACCTCCAAACATTTGTTTGGGGTATCAGAGTAGAGTTTGATAATGTATTACTACCGATTTCAAATCTCGATGAGACTCTTGGAGATATTGAGGTTGGAAGAATTGTTGAGAAAATTGGCGGTGGTGGAGCTGGTACCATTGCTAAGATTGTAAGAGATGGCCAAAATAATGTTACTAGAGTATATCTAAGATTAGTCTCTGGAAGTTTTCAAGAAGACGATTTACTCTTAGGCACTAATGGTTTTGTATTGACCGTTGGAGATGATCCAATTCTGTTTCCCAATGGTATTTTCTATATTAATTTTGGTCCAGATGCTCAGGAGTTTGGAGATTTTATTCCAAATGAATGGTATTTCTCTCCAGAGAATATCAGAGTACAGAGAAACTATCAAATCATTTGGGATTCTTCACACCCATCAAACTTACCATCTCCAATGCACACTGGGGGTCACCCCATGCAATTTAGTACGACCGCAGATGGTCTGCTGAATAACGGAGACTTATATTACAATAGCACTGGGGCATCTAATGCGATGTCCGTTGACTATCAAAATGAATTTGCTCCCACATTCATTATGAATGCGGATGAGTCCAATAGAATCTATTACTATTGTAAGTATCACCGATATATGTCGGGATATGTTGGTGATGAAGGTTACATGATTCTGGACCCAGAGTTGCCAGATCAAGAGCCCAGAAATACTTACTATATTAGAGATTATTGGTTTAGCAACGGCATTGTTGATTATTCTCGACATGCCAATGGGCACTCTAAGATTCTTGGTATGTCCTTTGACGGGTATCCCATTTATGGTCCATGGGGATATAACACCAGCGGTAGTGTTGCTAGAATGGCATCTTCTTTCCGCTTCAAAACTGCTGACGAAAGAGAAGGTAATAGACCTACAGTTACTACAACAGGCACTGTTACATATACAGTTACATATGCAAACAGCAAACTTCTAATTGATGGTAGTGTACCTGCATTCTTATCTCTGGATAGAGGTAAGACATATGTATTCAATCAAGATGATTCTTCCAATAATAGTCAATATCTTCTTTTCTCGGAAGTAGATAATGGATGGCACGTTGGAAGTCCCCCTTCTATTGGTGATACGAATTATCTCTATACCAATGGCATCACATACACACTAGATGGTGTTAATGTATCTTATTCCGATTACATTAGTGGATTCAACGGTGCTACTGAGAGAAGGCTTACACTAACTCCTAGGGTTGATGCACCCAATTTGCTGTACGTCATTGCATATACTCAAGCATCGGCAGGTTTCAGGACTGTCCAAACGGGATATCTTTTGGGAGATCTTGTTGGCGATTATATTTACGATTCTACTGTTGGTGATCTTGATGAATTTAACGGTAAGTTTGCAGTAACGCCAGAATATCCAAATGGCACATATGCATACTTCATGACTGAAGATGGCAGTGGAGATCCTGTTTATCCATATGTAATTGGTCCAAAATATTATGGAGCACCCATCTTTGAGGGGCAGCAATTACAACCACCTTCTATACAATATCCATCTGGTGCTGAAGGCGAAGTCATTCTTAACGATCAAGGAGAAGTCTCCTATGTTAAGATGACTAAAAATGGTGATGGGTACTTTGGACCCACACAAGCAAAAATTCTTGGTGGTCAAGGTAGTGGTGCTACTGGATCGGCAACTGTCCAGAGCGTTACAGGTCTGGCACTCTTAAATCCTGGTAGATCTTTTGCTACTCCACCAACTCTAATTTTTGAAGGTGGCGGTGGTCAAGGTGCAACAGGATCCGCATCTATTGACACTGCAGGTAAGTTAACTGGCATTACGATTGTCAATCCTGGCGAGTTTTATCAAACCCCACCATATGTTTACATTACTGGTGGTGGTGGTTTGGGAGCAAAAGCAGTTGCTAGAATAGATCAGGGTCGAATTGTTGGTATTGATATTACCGATCCTGGCACTGGATATATCAATCCGCCCCAAATTATTTTCACCAAACTAGTAAACCTCAAGAGAAGAGCTTCCAATCGACAGTCTTACAACTCTACTCAGGGTGTAATGACTGGTCTGCTGAAGAATGCAACTGCTTCTGACGGCACAATTTACGTTTCCTCTACAGATGCTTTCCCTGGATCTGGTACATTTATTCTCAATGGGGAAACTATCTCCTATGCCTCTAAGTCTAGAGAAAGATTTACAGGTCTTACTAGAGGTCTCAATTTTAACTATGATCAACGTATTGTCTTAGATAATACACAACTTGACGCCAATGGAAACTCAACATATCAGTTTAGTGTTGGTGATAGAGTTATTCGTAGAATTGAGAGTGCAAATAATAAAGTTGCAAAAGTTTATGACTGGAATCCAGTTAACAGAGAATTGCTGGTCACATTTGAAGTCGATGAATTGGCATTCATTGATGCTGGAGTTCCTGGTACAGAAGATGCAACAATTCAATTTGATGCTGGAATTTTTGATAGTGCAGCACAGGGTCAAAATCCTCACGTCATTCTGACTTCTGTTGGATCAACCATTGTCACTTTAACTACACCAATTGGTGTGTTGCAAGATAGAGCATTTGAAGATAATGATGAAAATGAAGACCCCAACAATCCTGGTACATTTTTGGGCGATGGTATCCCAGACTTGGTAAATACTGGCACTGACTATGAAAATCAGATTAGTCTTGATGGTGGTATTTACAATTCTCTATATGGTATTGAGGAAACAGTTGGTGGACAAAATACTACATTATTCCAAGCAGGAGATCAAATCAAAGATGCAAGTCTCCCATTTAAATTTGCTACCATTATTGAAGCAGGACAACTCAGTGAAGGTAAACCTCATCTTGGAGAGATTGAGATCACTCTAGATGGAAACTTTGGTAATGGGCAAAATTATAGCGTCAATGAAATCGTTACAGGTGCAATTTCTGGCGTAAGGGCAACAGTAACAAATTGGTCTCCCATAACTGGCAAATTAAGAATCAAAGATGTTACACCATATGATACTGGCAACATCAATATTGGTATCGCTGGTTTGCTGTATTCATTCTCTGTAAATAGCACGATCGTTGATTTCATTGTCAAGAATCCTGGAGCAGATTACTCTGTTGTCCCAACATTAGCTATTGAAAATGTAGGAGACATTGCAGCAACAACTACTGTAGTTATGACCTCTGCAGGAGACCAAATTGAATCTATAAGTATTAGTAACGGTGGATACGGTTACAAAAAGTATGTTGACAATACATATGCAACTAGACCCACTGTTACTGTTACAACAGATCCTTCAGACACAACTGGTAGCGGTGGTGTCGTAGAACCTATTTTGGGTGGAGAATATCTCAACGGTAATGGCGGTGCGTCTTACAGAATCAAGAGTATTGAATACCTAACGGTTATTAGGTCTGAATAACTTGGATAAATAAACAGGAGGACAATAGTACCTAGCAAATGGCAGCTCTACTTACTGATCAGTTTAGAATTTTCTCTGCGAGAAAA